TGGCCTGGCCCCCGACCAAGAGGACGGCAAGGCCGGCAAGCGCTGGACCATGGCCCGAGTGGTCAAGCACCTCAACGAGAGCGGAGACCACGCCAAGCTAGACCGGACGCAAGAGGACGCCCGGCTCAAGAAGGCCCAGGCCGACCTCAAGGAGCTGGACCTCGCCATGCGGCGCGGGGAGTTGGCTTCGGCGGTGGATGTCGGCAACGCGGTCACCTCAGTCCTGATGGCACTGCGGTCCCGGTTGCTGGCCCTGCCCAAGCGAATGGCCCCGGTGGTGGCGGGGCTCAAAAAGCCCGCCGAGATCCAAGCAAAGCTTGAGAAGGACGTCCACCAGGCACTCGCCGAGCTGGCTCAGATGGACCCGGACGAGATCCTAAAGACGCTGCGCAAGCGCTACGCCACCGCCCCGGACGGGGATGGCCAAGAGGCCCAGCCTTGAAGCGGCGCAAGAAGGTCAAGCCCCGGCCCAAAAAGGCCAAGTCCAAGCCCAAGGCCAAGACCGGCTTAGCCTGGCACATGCAGAGGGCCTTGAGGCTCCTGGCACCGCCTCCCAAGTTGACTGTCAGCGAGTGGGCTGACGCCAACCGCCGCCTGAGCGAGGAGGCCAGCGCTGAGCCCGGCCAATGGTCCACCGACAGGGCCATGTACCAGAAGGGCATCATGGATGCCCTCAACGACCCCACCATCCACACCGTGGTGGTGGTGGCTTCGGCCCAGATCGGCAAGACCGAGATGGTCAACAACCTGGTCGGCTACACCATCGACCAGGACCCAGCCCCGCTTTTGGTCATCCAGCCCACCCTGGAGATGGCCCACACGTGGAGCAAGGACCGCCTGGCGCCGATGCTGCGGGACACCCCCTGCCTGCGCGGCAAGGTGGCCGAGCCCAAGAAAAAGGACAGCAACAACACCATCCTGCACAAGTCCTACCCTGGCGGGCACATCACCATGGTGGGCGCCAATAGCCCCGCTGGCCTGGCCAGCCGCCCGATCAAGCGGGTCTTGGCGGACGAGATCGACCGCTATGAGGCCAGTGCCGGCGGCGAAGGTGACCCGGTCGACCTGGCTAAGCGCCGGACCCAGACCTTCCACGACAAGAAGGTCTTCCTGATCTCGACGCCGACCGACGCCTCCACCAGCCGCATCTGGGCTGCCTATCAAGAGAGCGACCAGCGCGAGTTCTACGTCCCCTGCCGGGACTGCAAGAAGGCCCAGCCATTGAAGTGGGCCCAGGTGAAGTGGCCCAAAGGCGAAAAGGGCGAGCACCTGACGGAGCAGGCCTACTACAAGTGCCAGCACTGTCAAGCCCAGCTGACCGACGCCGACCTGCGTGAGGCAGTTCGAAAAGCTGGCGCCGAGGGCTGGGTCGCTGCCAAGCCCTTTGACGGGGTGGCAGGGTTTCGGATCAACCAGCTGTACTCGCCCTGGTCCACCTTGGCCGAGATCGCGGCTGAGCACATCGCAGCGAAGCGGAGCCGGAACCGTGAACGCCGCAAAGTCTTCGTCAACACCGTGCTAGGCGAGGTGTGGGAAGACGATGCCCAAGGCATCGAGCTGGCCAGTTTGCTGGGCCGCCGCGAGTCCTACAGCCCCACCACGATCCCGGCCGGCGCCCTGGTCCTGACGGCCGCGGCGGATGTGCAGGATACCCGCATTGAAGTTGAGGTGCGGGGCTGGGGCCCCCACGAAGAATCGTGGGGCATCGAGAAACTGGTGCTGCCCGGAGATCCGGCCCTGCCCCCGGTCTGGGAAGACCTAGAGAAGGTCTTGGCCAAGGTGTACCGGTCCGAGCTTGGCGTGGACATGCGCATCGCCACCATGGCGGTTGACTCAGGCGGACACCACACCCAGCAGGTCTACCGCTGGTGCCGGCGCCGAGAGAGCCGCCGGGTCTGGGCCATCAAGGGCGTCGGCGGGCCCAACAAGCCGCTGATCATGCGGCCCAGCAAGGATGCCGCCACGGGCGCAGTGCTGTTGCCCTTGGGCGTGGATGAGGCGAAGAGCCAGCTCTACGCCTTCCTGAACCTGAAGGACCCTGGGCCCGGGTACCAGCACTACCCCCAGGGACACGGATACGACCAGGATCACTTTGAGCAGCTGACCTCAGAAGAGCGCTACCTGAAGTACGTCCAGGGCCTGGCGACCTGGGCCTGGAAGAAGAAACGGAACGCAGCAAGAAACGAGGCCTTGGACCTGCAGGTCTACAACTACTGCATCCTGTTCAATCTGCGCCCTGACTGGGGGGCGTTGAAGCGGGGGCAAGAGCTACGAGCCCAAAGGTCGGCTGCCAACGAGGCCTCGGGTGGCGAACCTGCGGCCGAACCTGCGACCCGACCGGCCTCGGCCAGCCCAGCTTCAGCCCGCAAGAAGCAGACAGCCCCCCCGCGCCGCGGCTGGGTCAACAGTTGGAGGTGAGATGGCCATCGAAGCGTTGACGGAGATGCCTGCCACTCTCAATGCGGGCACCACCTGGAAGGTCCAGCGCAGCTACGCCGACTACCCCGCCGGCGACAGCTGGGTCGTCACCTTCTACTTCGTGCACTCCGCGGCCAGTCCTTTCAATGTGCTCTGCTCGGCCGTCGGGGATGACCACCTGATGGAGCTCTCGGCAGCCACCTCTTCAAGCAAGGCCGCCGGGGTCTGGTTCTATGAGGCCCGCGCCGCCAAGGCTGGCGAAGTGGTCACCGTGGAAAAGGGCCAGGTCGAGGTCTTGGTAGATCTCGCCACCATTGCCGCGGCCAGCGACCAGCGCAGTCACAACCGCATCATGCTGGACGCCATCGAGGCTAGGCTTGAAGAGAGGGCCACCAACCTGATGTTGGAGACCGAGATCAACACCGGGGCCACGACCCGGAAGCTCAAGAGCATGACCCTCGAGCAGCTCATCGAGGCGCATAGCCGCTACAAGTACCTGGTGGCTCAGGAAGAACGCGGCGCGCGGGGCCGCACCAACATCCTGTACGGGAGGTTCCCAGCATGAAGAAGCTGCCGGCCCGTCAGCGCGGTCCTGAGCCTGAGCCCGTCAAGGGCCCGGGCCGTCGTCGCCCGACCCAGCACTTCATGCGCAACTTCACCGCGGCAGTGAGCAGCCGCCTTGCGCATGGCTGGACGACGACCGGAACCAGCCTCCACCAGGATCTGCGCGGCCAGCTGGGCCCCCTGCGGGCCCGCGCCCGCGACCTGGTGTTGAACACCAGCTTTGGCGCAAGGGCCATCAGCCTCTTCCGCACCAACGTGGTCGGCTCCAAAGGCATTGTCCTGCAGATGCAGGTCCAGGAGATGCAGGGCAACAAGATGGTGTATGACGATGCCGCCAACACCAAGATCGAGACAGCTTGGAAGGATTGGTGCCGCAAGGAGAACTGCACAGTCCAGGGCCGCTACGCCTTCAAGGATGTCTGCGACTTGGCCGTTACGCACCTGGTGGGCGACGGCGAGGCCATCATGCGGCATCGCTACGGCTCCCAGTTTAAGCACGGCTACTCCCTACAGGTGATGGACCCCTCGCTGTTGGACGAGGCCCACAACCTGCCCCGGGAGCGCGGCAAGAATGAGGTGGTCAACGGCATCGAGGTCGATGAGGACGATAAGGCCGTCGCCTACTGGTTCAAGACCCGCACGCAGTACGGCGAGGGATACGAGCGCATCCGCATCCCCGCTGAGGAAATCATCCACATCTTCGTCCCGCAGCGCGTGGACCAGTTCAGGGGCTACCCACACGCCGCCCCGGTGCTGATGGACATGAAGATGCTGGACGGCTACTACGAGGCTGAGGTCACCGCGGCCCGTTTGGGCGCCGCCAAAGCCGGGTTTATGCAGACCCCGAGCGGGTCGGAGTACACAGGCGACGGCGAGACCACCAGCGACGATGGCAGCAAGGTCGGGCACTCGTTCGAGGTGGCCCCAGGCATTGTCGAGGAGCTGCCTCATGGTTACGAGTTCAAGCCCTTTGACCCTCAGCATCCGACCACGGCCTTTGACCCGTTCACCAAGGCTTTGATCCGGGCGATCGCGTCAGGCTTGAACCTGTCCTATCACTCGCTGGCCAACGACCTGGAGAACGTGAACTACAGCTCCATCCGTGCCGGCGAGCTGGAGAACCGAGAAGCCTTCAAGCAGCTACAAGCCCTGCTGGTCACACACCTGCTGACCCCAGTCTTTGAGAACTGGCTGCGCGCCTCAATGCTAAAGGGCACGGTGCCCCTGCCGCTGACCAAGTTTGACAAGTTCAACAAGCCAGTCTTCAGCCCCCGCCGCTGGGATTGGGTGGACCCTTACAAGGATGTGCAGGCCATCAAGGAGTCCTTGGCCCTGGGCCTGACGACCCACTCGGAAGTCCTAAGCGAGAAGGGCAAGGACCTGCGCGATGTGTGGATCCAGTACGCCCATGAGCAGCAGTTGGCCGCCGAGCTGAAGATAAAAGTGGCGACGTTCACCAAGCCGCAGGCGCCGGCCCCGCCGCCCAAGGCCACCGAAAGCGAGGACGAAGATGCCTGAGAAATCCCGTCCCAACATCCGCTTTTACAAGGAGCTGGCCGAGAAGAACCCGGCCGAGCTCGAAAAGGTCAAGCAGGACTTCTACCGCACCCTGAAGCTGGATCACCCCCTGGAAAGGGTGGTCAAGCTCACCAGGGAGGCGGTGGATGAAGAAAAGCGGGAAGTGACCCTGAGCCTCAGTTCAGAGGAGCCGGTGGAACGGTTCTTCGGCATTGAGGTCCTGGGGCACGATCCGACCGAGATCGACAGCTCACGCCTAGAGGCTTCGGCCCCCTGGCTGTGGATGCACGACTGGCTGGACCAGCGGGGCGTCATTGCCTCCTGGGAAGTCAAGGACAAGAAGCTGAGGGTGAAGGTGCGGCTGAGCCGCAACCCCAAGGGCGAGGAGCTCCTACGCGACATGGTGGACGGCATCACGCCCAACACCTCCGTCGGCTACATGATCGAGAAGGTCAAGGAGGTCACGCCCAAGGACGCCCCCCGAGATGCCCCCCGAGTCTTCCGGGTCGTGCGCTGGATGCCCTATGAGGGTTCCAGTGTGACGGTGCCGGCGGACATCACCGTAGGCCTTGGCCGTTCCATGAACGACCAGGCCACCCCGCAGGAGAGACCCATGAACGAGAAGCAGCTGAAGGCCCTGCAGGCCCGCCGCGACGCCGGCGAGCAGCTGACGGCCGAAGAGAGCAATGCCCTTTCGATCTACGAAGCGGGGCAGGCCTCGGCTCGTACGGCCGAGCCGACCCGCACGGCCAGCCCTGATCCGGCCGCCCCGGCGACGGTGGACCTGGCCGGCGCCCGCAACAAGGCGGTGGAGGCCGAGCGTGAGCGCGTGGCCAAGATCAACGCCATCGCCGAAGCGTTCCCCAACAACGACAAGGTCGCCGAGCTCGTTCGCCAGGGCATCAAGGAAGGCAACGACCCCAGCGACGTCTACCTCCGTGCCCTGGAGGCCTTGGGCAAGGCCAAGAAGGTGGACGCGGCCAGCCGCGCGGCCAACCAGACCATCGGCCTGAGCGACAAGGACATCCAGCGCTACAGCCTGCGCAAGGCCATGCAACAGGCCATGGAGGGCAAGCTGGACGGCCTGGAAGCCGAGGCGCACACGGAAGCCCTGAAGCGGGGCGCTGTGGCGTCCAACGGCGGCATGGTGGTGCCCTTCGACGTGCTGGGCATGCGCCGGGACATGACGGTCGGCAGCTTTGCCGCCGGCGGTGCCTTGGTCGGCAGCGACTTGATCGGCTGGGTCCCCCTGCTGCGCAACAAGTCGGTCGCCTTCCGGGCCGGCGTGCAGATGATCAGCGGCCTGAAGGGCGACGTCTACATGGGCCGCCAGACGGGTGCTACCACCCTCTATTGGGTGGGTGAAGGCGTTGCCCCGACCGAGAGCGACGCGGCTTTTGGTCAGATCCAGATGACCCCGAAGACCGGGTCGGCCCTGGCTCAGGCCAGCCGCCAGCTGCTGATGCAGAGCGACCCCAGCATCGACGCGCTGCTGACCAATGACCTGCTGGCCGTGACGGCTCTGGGCATGGATTCGGCCATCATCAACGGGTCGGGCATCAGCGGTGTCCCCCGCGGCATCATCAACTGGTCGGGCATCGGGTCCTTCGGCGGCGGCGCGGCCACCCTGGCGCACATGCTGAACGCCGAGGCCGACATCGCCACGGCCAACGCCGACGACGCGGTGCTGCGCTGGCTGACCACGCCGGGCGTGCGCGAGATCCTGAAGGCCAAGCAGCGCTTCAGCAGCACGGACACCCCGCTGTGGACCGACGACGGCCGCATGATCGGGTACGAGGGCCTGGTGAGCAACCAGCTGCCGGCCTCGCACCTGCTCTTTGGCGACCTGACCCAGGACGTGGTCGGCGTCTGGGGCCCCGGCGTGGAGCTGGTGGTCAACCCCTGGCGCAACAGCAACACGGGCTTGGTGGACTACCAGGTCTGGATCCAGATGGACAACGCCCTGCGCCAGGTCGGTGCCATCACCCTCAACAGCAACTGCACGGCCTAAGATCAGCCCCCTGGGCGGCCCCTCCTTTGAGGAGCCGCCCAGCCAGGGGCCATCGGGGCCCCTGGCACGCCTAGAAAGGAACTTGCAATGCCCCCTGTTGAACTCAACACGCAGGCCAGCGGCAACATGGCCATCATCGCGCTGCGGCCCTTCATGCACGCCAGCAAGACCGTTTCCATCGGCGACGAGATCAGCCTGCCGAAGGGCGATGCCAAGCACATCATCGCCTGCAACAAGGCGGTCGAAGCCACGGACGAGGGCCGCAAAAAGGCCGCCGCCGCTAAGGCTGAAGCCGCTGAGCGCAGCAAGCGCCTGGAGGCCGCGGCCACGCCCGCCGTACGTGGCGGGAATGTGGACGTCAAAGCCCTGGTCGCCGAGGTCACCAAGTCGGTCCGTGAGGCCCTTTCCGCCGAGCTGAAAGACTCGGTGGAGGAGCTCAAGGCCGGCATGGCCGCCGAAGTGAAAAAGCAGGTCGAAGAGGCCCTCAAGGCCGCCAAGAAGTAAAGCCTGGGCCCGCGTGGGCCCAGGACCACAGAACGCCCTTATAGGGCATTGAAAGCGAGGTACGCATGCGCAACGCGGACATCACAGCCGGTGTCGTTGCCACCAACCTGGTGGCGCCGTCAGCGGTCACCAGCACGGCGGCCATCGCCAGCGTGGACCTGGGCCAGTACATCGGCAAGGTCCTGCTGGTCTTGACCGCCCGCAACACGGCCGGCACCAACCCTACCCTGGCGCTGAAGGTGCAGAACAGCGCCGCAGCGGATACGGGCCAGGCCGACATCAGCGGCAAGGCCTTCACCGGCCTCACCACGACCAACGTCAACGGCGTCCAGACCATGGAGCTGGACACGGCCGCGATGACGCTGGGCAAGTACGTCAACATCCACGGCACCATCGGCGGCACGGACAACCCGGCCTACGTGGTCTCCGTGGTGGTGATCGGCCGCAAGCAGGTCCAGTAAGTCAACGCCCAAGGGTGTGGGCCCAGCTCCGGCTGGGCCCCATCCCTAGCGCCTTGACGAGGAGAGCATGCCCGACGCCCCCAGCGACCTGACCGTCTCAAGCTTCTCTGCCACCGCCGTAGCCCTGTCCTGGTCTGCTGTGGTCGGTGCCGACAGCTACAACGTGTACCGGGCCCAGGCCCAGGTCGGCGGGGGCTGGTCGGCCTTCGTGAAGATCAATGACGCGCCTGTGGCGGCCACCACCTACACCGACAACGCCGCCAACAGCACCCCAGACCCCGAGGCAAATGCCGCCTACGCCTACTACGTCACCACCGTGGACGGCGGGGACGAGAGCGTCGGAGGCAACGTGGTGGCGGCCAGCTTTGTGGCCGAGGCCGCCCGGGTGGGCGGGGACTTCGAGTCCGACATCCAGAGCATGCTGGAGTTCGACCCCTTGGCCAAGGAGGCCAGCTACACCCGCTTCGGGCATGCGCCGGCCACCATCAAGGGCTGGTTCGACAACAGCACCGAGAACTCGAAGGACCGGGGCGGCCACGAGGTGAGCAACAGCGGGCCCCAGTTCACCTGTGCCACATCCGACACCGAGTACGCCAGCACCCAGGACAGCCTGGTGCTGGCGGGCCTGACCTACTACGTCACCGGCGTGGAACCTGACGGCGCCGGGCTGACCGTGCTGAGGCTGAGCAAAGATGCCCCTTACTAAGCCGAAACGGCAGCTCATCATCGAGGCCATGAAGGCCCGCATCCTGGCCATCACCGCCGGCGAGGACTACTGGAACACCTTCACGTCGGCCAGGGTGTTCATCTGGAAGGACACCCCGGTACAGGACCACGAGATCCCTTGCGTGGTCATCCGCGATGGCGCTGAGCCCACCGAGGGCCGCAGCACGGGCGGCGCGGGTGGGGGCACGGTCGATGGCCGCATCAGCATCGAGTGGTTCGCCTACGTGAAGTCCTCAGAAGCCAACGCCACGGCCGAGGACGTGGCCGAACTGGCCCGCAAGCTGCTGGCCGACCTGATCAAGTGCATCAGCACCGATCAAAGCTGGGGCGTGACCAATACCTACACCCAGGTGGTGGACAAGGACCTGGCCGTGGAGCCCGGCAATAAGAAGGTGGCTTTCGCCTACCTGAAGCTGGAAGTGCGGGTGCCGCACAACCGATTCGACTACGCGAACTAGGAGCAGACCATGAAGACCCTTAAGTTCATCGGCCAAGGCACGTTTGAGCAGCACATCGAGTCGCGAGTCGTCCCGGTCAAGGCTGGGACGGTGGTCGACAAGGTGCCCGACGACATCGCCACGGACCTGCTGCGCCGCCGCCAGAACGGCAAGCCTATGTGGGAGTCCGTCACCGAGCCCCAGTCCAGCGCCAAAGATACCCCTAAGGCCGATGCCCCGGCCAAACCCTCGAAGTAAGGAGCGACCATGGCACAGGCTTACGGCTTCAAGAGCGTCTTCGGCTGGGACCGCGAGGTCACGCCGGGCACCCGGGTGGTGCCCGACAAGTTCCTGGAGATCCTGCCCGGCGGCTACAAGGGCGGCCTGGGCCAGTCGGCCATGGGCAAGCCCACCAACGCCAGCAGCCGCACCCGGCGTACGGTGCCCAGCAAGGTGGATGTCAACCCCAGCGTCGAGTTCCATATGCCCTTCCAGGGCGCTGAGGAGCTGATCATCGGCGCTACGGGCGGCGCCGTGGCCTCGGCCGCGCAAGGCGGGGACGGCCTCTACCGCCACACCTTCGCCCTGGGCGACAACCTGCCCAGCTACAGCCTGTACCACAGCCCCGACTTCACGGCGCTGAGCAAGCTGTTCAGCCACAACGGCTGCATGATCCAGAAGATGACCTTCACCCAGGAGCTCGAAGAGTTCCTGAAGCTGGGCTTCGAGTTCACGGGCATGAACGAGACCATGCCCAGCAGCGCCACGTCGCCCACCTACCCCACCTTCTTCGGCGTGGACTACACCATGCTGGGGACCCTGACCATCGGGGGCAGCGCCTACACCATTGAGAGCTGCGAGGTGGTGCTGGAGAACCCGCTGGAGACCGACGGCTACAAGCTGGGCCTGCGCACCCGCACCCTGCTGGGCCGCAAGAGCCCCCGCAAGGTGTCGGGCAAGTTCACGGCCTGGCTGGACGCCATCGCCCTGTACGAGCTGCACGCCAACCTCAGCGAGGTGGCGCTGAGCTTCATCTGGACCGGGCCCATCGCCGCCGGAACCAGCAACTACCGCCTGGCGCTGAGCGTGCCCCGGGCGGTGATCCAGGGCTCGCCGCCGTCGGTGGACGGCCACGGCCCGGTGAAGGTGGAGCTGCCGTGGGAAGCCTTCTACGACGGCACCAACGACGAGCTGAGCATCATCATCGACAACCTCTTGACCTCGGTGAGCTAACCATGGCCCTAACAGCCCCCCGCAAGACGATCACCCTGCCCGACAGCGGCGCCAAGCTGGTCCTGCGCCGCCTGAGCATGCCCGACTTCGCCGAAGGCGGGAACATGCCCGACATGCTGGTGGACCTGGCCGCCAGGCAGATGCAGGGCCAAGCCCTTGGGGTCCAGGACCTAAAGTCCCTGGACCCCAAGTCCCTGGCCTTTACCCAAGAGCTGGCGGTCAAGGCGATCTTCAAGCACCCCGAGGAGGGCCGCATCGTCTACAAGCGGCCCGAGCACTGCGACGAAGCCGCCAAGGAGTTCAGCTTCTACGACCTGACCCAGGACGACCAGCAATGCCTGATCGGCGAGGCCTTTAAGCTTGTGGGGGAGGGCAAGGCTTCGGCCGCTACCTTTCCTGAGGCGCAATAAGACCGACGTTGTCAACCTGCACGTGATGGCTAAGACCTACGGAAAGCTGCCCCATCAGATCTTCAGGGAGTGCAGCCCCGTGGACTACAGCTTCAACCTGAAGGTTCTGATCGCTGGCCAGAAGGCCGAAGAAATCGAAGCCAAGAAGAACGCCAAGCAGAGGGGCTAAGGTGGCGAGCAACATCATCGACATCATCATCCGGGCGACCAACAAGACCAGGCAGGCCTTGCGGGAGCCTATCAACGACCTGACCGACCTCAAAGGGGCCTTGGTCGGCGCCAGCGCTTTGTGGGCGGCCGCGGGCACGGCGGCTTTGGCTGCTGGGACTGTCATCGCCAAGCAGGCCATGGACGCCGCCGCCCGGGCCGATGACATGGCCCAGAAGCTGGGCTTGTCCGCGGAGGCCATCACCACCCTGGACTTTGCGGCAACGCAGTCAGGGACCTCGGTTGAGAGGTTCCAGGCGGGCATGGAGAAGATGGCCATGATCGCCAGTCAGGCGGCCATGGGCAACAAGGCGGCTGCGGACTCGTTCAAGGCTGTGGGCGTGGATGTGACGGATGCCCACGGACGCATGCTGCCCATGGACCAGGTCCTGCTGCGGGTGGCGGACCGCTTCCAGGTGATGCCCGACAACGCCGCCAAGGCCCAGATGGCGTTTCAGCTGTTCGGCAAGGCTGGTGTCGAGTTGATCCCCATGCTGAACAAGGGCTCGGCCGGCATTGAGCAGTTGCAGGCCAGGGCCCGCGAGCTGGGGTTGGAGATCAGCGGTTCCACGGCCGCGGCCGCGGCCCAGTTCAACGACAACATGGACCAGCTTAAGGACTCGAGCGCCGGCCTGGGCCGCACCTTTATCGCAGAAGTGCTGCCTGGTCTGAACACCCTGGTGGACGGTTTTCTCAAGGGCCAGGGCCTGGGCACCGCCTGGAACAGCATCTTGAAGGCCTTGGGCGTGACCCTGGTGGCCATCTTCAAGGTCTTGATGTCCATCGTTGTGGAGGTGGACCGGGCCATCGAGAAGCTCGGCGCCCGTCTTGCCCGCACCATGGCCACGGTCGCGGCCCTGGCCGTGGACGGGTGGCGCGGCGCGGTGAACGCCTGGAAGGCCGGCAACGAGGAGATCGACCGCATCAACTCGGCGGCGAAGGACCGCCACAAGGCCATCTGGACGGGCGTGACCCCGGGCCCGCCGCCGCCTGACCCGGTCAAGAACAAGATCGGCTTTGAGGAGGTGCTGAAGCAGAACGAAGAGGCCAAGGTCGCCTTGGACACTCAGCGCCAGGCTGAGCTGGACGCGATTCAATCCCTTGACCGGGCCACGGTTGAAAGCCGCCTTTTTGCGTTAAATCAGAAGCGCTTTTTAAACCAAAAGGAGGCCGAAGACTATCGGGCGCTGCAGGCAACCCTGCGTCAACTGGATAACCAGGACACAAAAAAAGCTGAGCTTGCTGCGAAGAAACAGGCTGAGCAGCGGCAGCAGGTCATGGATCAAATGTGGTCCAGCTTAATTTCACTAAGCCAAAGCAAGAACTCCACCCTGGTCGCCATTGGTAAGACGGCTGCCATTGCACAAGCCACTATCGACACTTGGGGTGGTGCCAACAAGGCGATGAATTCAGGAATTCCCTTCCCACTAAACCTCGCAGCTGCGGCCGCAATCGTCACCGCCGGCCTCGCCAACGTGGCCCAGATCGCTGGCGTCCCAGGCTTCGCCGCCGGCGGCGTGGTGCCGGGCACCGACCTGACGGGCGACCGCCGCCTGATCCGCGTGAACTCCCAAGAGGAGGTCATGACCACCCAGGACCGCCGCGACACCACAGCTGCCCTGCTTGGCGCCCTGCAGGCTCTGCGCGGCGGGGGTGGCGGTGGAGGTGGCCGGGCCGTGCTGCAGCTGGACAAGCGCACCCTGGGCGAGGTGATCTTCCAAGGCACCATGGACGGCACCATCCAGATCCACCCTCGCGCTTTGAGGGCCTGATGCTGTGGATGACCCGCAACCTGGCCGACCTGGGTACCTGGGCGAGCGTTGAAGGCTCGGACCCCTATTATCCCGTTGCCAACATACAGCACGAGCAGACGTACAAGGTGTGGAAGAGCCTGGGCGCGGCCGCGACCGAGAAGCTGCGCCTAAGCCTGGGCGCCGAGTACGCAGAGCTGGATGACAAGATCACCCGCGTCATCATCCACGGCCACAACTTCGACTCGACCTGGTCGGTGAAGGTGGAGGCCGGCAACGACAATACCTTTGCCAGCTTCGTCTACGACTCCGGGGCGCTGGACCCGTCCGACTACCCCGACGGCACCATCTTTCTGAGCATCCCGGCCGATGAGGCCATGCAGCCCTACCAGTACATCCAGATCACCATCACCAAGCCCGCCGCGTCCAGCATCGCCCAGGTGGGCCGGGTCTATGTGGGCGAGGCCTACGACGCTGGAGTGGACGGGCGGCCCGACTACACCGGTGTCAGCCGTGAGCGCGTGGACCCCAGCCCGGTGTCCTACAGCCCCGGCCATCAGCGTTTTGTGGAGCGCAAGGCCCAGTTTGACATGGTGGCCCTGGACTTCAGCTACATGCCCGAGGCGGTCATCGACCAGCTGCGCGACATCTACTACAGCCTGGGCAAAGGGACCCCCTTTTTCCTGCAGATCGACCCCACAGGGACCTTGAACCGAGCCTACTACATGGGCTTTGCCTCCAATTTCCCTGAAAAGGTGGTGGCCTACGGGTCTGACTACTACTGGGACCACCGCCTGAGCCTGGAGCAGCAGTTATGACGCTGCCCGGCGCGGTCGTCGACCCCAACCCGCCGGCGGACCTGGACGAGGCGCTGGAGCGGGCAGTCGTCGCCCCGGTCTTCCTGGCGGAGATCACCTGCGGCCTGAGCCTGCCTGTCTGGCGCCAGCTGATTGGAACGCTCTACTCGACCCCCTGCGTGGACGAAGTTCATAGCGTTTCTGTCAATGGAACGGCTTTGACCAAGGCATCTGCAACCACCTTGATCGACGCCTTGACGGAGGTGATCACCACCCCTGGTGAGTGGTGGTGGGATCGCAGCGCTAAGGTCCTGTGGATGCAGCTGCCTGACAGCGGAGACCCCAACGACCCCGCTTACTCGGTCGAAGCCCTGTTGATCTACCGGCTGAGCGATGTTCCCACGGACGTGGGCGGCTACGCCTGGGACATCCGCATTGACGACCTGCCTGGCCTGTCGTCGCGCATTCCCGACAGCTTCAAGGGCGTGTCTCAGGTCGGCGGAGGCCGCCTGGGCCTGAAGAACGAGGACAACTTCTTTGACGCCGAGTACAACGCCAGCCCAGGCGATGGCATCTACACCAGCGCCGTGAGCATGCCCGGCCGCCTGCGTCAGAACTGGTCCGCCGGCACCACGACCCTGTACATGGGCGCAGCCAGCATGCCCCTGAATGCCTTTGAGGTCCTGGGCACCCTGGCTAACGGCGGCCTGGCGGTGGAAGAGGGTGGTGCCATCTTGGACTTGAGGGAGGCCAAGGCCCTGATGGACAAGCCCTATCCCTTCGCGGTCTACACCCGCGACGAGTTCCCTGCCATGCGGGAGCAGGACGAGGGCCGGGCCGTGCAGGTGGCCTTTGGCCGGATCCTGGGCGTGAACCCCGTCTGCATCAACACCCTGACCCGCGAGTTCAAGGTGGCAGGCCACCCGATCCGCAGCTTTGACGGCGTGCGGGTGAAGGACAACGAGCTGGGCGTGTGGGTGGAGGTGGACTTCCTGCACGTGGATGAGCCCAACGGCATCTTCACCCTAGACGCCGCCGACTGGAGCGACGGCCAGGACGTGGCCGTCGATTTCTCGGGGTGGGTCCGGGACAACGGCCTGATGGCCGACAACCCAGCCGAGTATGCCATTGCCCTGCTGAACGACCTGGGCCAGGCCTACAACGCCGCGGCGCTGGAGGAGGCCCGGCTGTGGTACGACATGGGCTACTACAGCTTCAACGAGGACCGGCGCTACACCATCCATTCACCCAGCCTGTACCTGGACACCCAGGCCAGCGCCCTGGAGACACTGGAGGAGATGTGCCGCCACATCCGGGCGTACCTGGTGGTGAACGCCCTGGGGGAGATCGAGCTGAAGCCCTTCCGCAATTATCAGGCCTCCGAGCTGCCCCTGGTGCGTGATGAGGTGGACACGCTGGACGCCGGCCTGAAGCGGGAGCCCCACTCGACCCAGACCCGGGTGTCCAAGGCGGTGGTCTACTATGCCCTGCGGCCGCAAGAGGACATCCGCTCAGTTGAGACCTACGAGGTCCCGGCCAACCAGTACAAGCGCCGTGGCCTGACCCCGGTGGTGGAGACGGTGGAGGCCCCGTTCACCGACCAGAGGGATGCCCAATGGCTGGCCCAGTGCCTCGTGAACGAGCACAGGGTGGACCCGGCCACCTACACCATGACCGCCAAGTGGCGCTTCTGGCGGCTGAGGGTGGGTCAGCACATCCACATGATCTCGGAACGCCGCGGCCTGGACGTGGTCATGGAGATCCTGGGCGTCAGCCTGAACCTGAAGGCTCGCACTGTGGCCCTGACCCTGGGAAACCTTCGCGGCTTCGAGGAGGCCGCGGGCTTCTGGACGGACGACGCCGACGAGACGCCAATGGGCGATGACCTCAGCTGGCCCGCCGGCGGCCAGGTGCCCGGCGACGAGAGCCAGTACAAGCGCCATCAGACCGGCATCTGGCACAACGACCTGGACATGGCCACGGACACCCCACTGACGGCGCAGGACCGCGCCGTCTCACTCTGGCAGTGACATGCCCCCTATCACACCAACGACCCCAGCCTTAGGCGCACCGACCAGGCGCAGCTTTGCCCTGATGCTGAAGGAGGCTATCGACTTTCTCAACGGACAGTCGGGCGGCTCTGTCAGCACCCTGGGCTTGTTCAACGGCAGCTTTGAAGTCGGCAGTGGGGCCGACACCGCGCCTTCCGCCTGGGAGATCAGCATCGGCGCCGGCAATTCGTCCGCCTTTGAGACGGGCGACCCTACGCACGGCGCTCAGGCCTTTGCCATGACCAACCCTGGCGGATCCTCAGGGGGCGTGGTCTTGACCTCCCTGGACTTTATCGCCATCGCCGAAGGTGTCAGCTTCACCCTGAGTTGGTGGATGAAGTCCACCGTGGCCACGGTGACCAACGCGGTGAAGGTGCGCTTTTTTGACCGCACCGAGACCCTGGTCAGCACGGTCACGGTCTGGTCCAGCGCCACGGCCAACCCCACCAGCTGGACCCAGAAGGCCTTTTCGCTGATCCCGCCCGCCAACGCCCGCTACTTCAAGATCATCATCGAGGGCGTCAACAGCACCACGGCCGGCACCGCCTATTGGGACGGCTTTGATGTGCAATCCAACATCAACTGCCCTGTGGGCTCGATCAAAGAGTACGCCGGCTCGACAGTCCCGGTCGGCTATCTCAACTGCGACGGCTCAGCTATCAGTCGCACCGAGTACGCAGCCCTTTTTGCGGTCATCGGCACCACCTTTGGCGTCGGCGATGGCAGCACCACCTTCAACCTGCCTGACAAGCGCGGCCGCACAGGCATCGGCGCCGGGACAGGGGCTGGGCTGACGGCCAGGACGCTGGGCCAGAGCCCGGGTCACGAGCAATTGCAGAGCCACAGTCATACGATAAATACCGACAACTCCGACCTCGGGAGTGACGTCACTGTGCGCCGCAATACCTCCAACGCGGCGGTCAGCACTGTCACCACCAACACCACCGGTGCTGGCAATGCTGGCAACATGCAGCCCTCACTAGTGCTCAACTACCAGATCAAGATCTAGCCCACCCACACCAAAGGAACGCCATGAAAGCAGCTCTTGGATTAGTGCTGACGCTGATGCTGGGCGCTGGGCTGGAGACGGCTACCGCCAAGCCAAACCCGACAATGACACCAGCCCCAAGCCCCACGGCCGTGGTCACCAGCGCGAGCCGCCTGAACTTTGACCGGGCGACGGCCAAGTTCTCCTACTGTTTCCGCGTGGACGCGCACTACAAAACCGAGGGCGGACGACGCTTCTACGCCTCACCTTTTAAAACAGCCGCCCTACGGCAGCAGGTCTTCTACAATGCCGACGCCTCCCTGCAGTACGTGAGGGTGCTTTCCGCCACGGACATCTCAGCCCAGCTACAGGCTGAGTGTGATGCTACCCCTGGATGCCAGGCGGTCACAGTGGAGCAGCTGCAGACAGAGCTGTCGGCCGGGAGGGTGTCCTAATGCGCCTGTTCCTGCTTCTCCTTGCCCTATTATCGGCCCCAGCGGCCGCCCAGGTTGTCTACAGCGAAGACTTTGAAGGTTTCTCGGCCGGGCACCCCCTGACGACGACCGCCAACTGGCAGGGTGGCGACCAAGGAAGCTCTGCCACGTTTCAGGTCCAGACGAACGGCACTTGGAGTAGTCAAGCCGCCCGGGTGGTCACCAGCCCCGGCCTGTGGTACCACTCGGCCTACCAGGGCGGCTTCGCCTACACAGACGCGACCTTCAGGCTGGCCAACCCCCAGTATGTCATCGTCCGGCAGCAGAACGTGACGGGCATCTTCTCGCCGGGTTACTACTTCCGGCTCCTGAGTGGCACGAGCTGGTCAATCGGCAAAATCTGCGGCGGCAACGTCTTCCAGAAGACCAGCGGCAGCGTCACCTATACGGCCTCGGACGTCGAGGTCCGCATCATCATCGACGGGCTGGAGATCACCGAGGTCTACGTCGACAGCGTCCTGGTCTCCGGAGCGACGTGGGATTTCACCGGGGACGTTCTGTGCTCTAGTGCAGCTTACAACACTGGCGGCCTGGGCTGGCTGAATATCGGCACCACCTATTGGATAGACGACATTGTGGTCGATGATGGTGTCACGCCCACGCCCACGGGCACGCCGACCATCACGCAGACCAACACGCCTGCAGCTACACCAACGCCCACGGCCACCCCGACTGGGACGCCCACGGCTACGCTTACGGCCACCCCGACCGGGACGCCCACGGCTACGCTTACGGCCACCCCGACCGGGACGCCCACGGCCACGCTTACGGCCACCCCGACCGGGACGCCCACGGCCACGCTTACGGCCACGCGAACCCGGACCCCCACCATCACCCCCAGCCCGACCACCACCACCACGCCCGTATGTGCCCCCAAGGGCAACCAGACCCCCGAGGCCGGCGGTGTCTATGGCATGCCCATGCTGACTGGCAACGCCTACAGCCTGGCCGGCACCCGGGTGAACAGCTTCTCGGTCTACACATCAGCCGCCGGCAGCACCATACAGGCGGTCCTCTACACCAACAACAACGGCCGCCCTGGCACCCGGGTGGCCCGCAGCGTCACGGCCACAGCTACGGCCGGGTGGAACACCTTGGCAGTGGCCAGCGGAACCACTTTCAGCGCGGGCACCTACTGGATCACCGTGCAGGCCAACAACCTGACCAGCCGTGTCTGGGGGCGGCCTGGGGCCGACCTCTTTGTCCAGCGCACGCCCACGACCATGGGCAGCCCTCCCTTGACGCCGACGGGCATCGTCTATCCCAACAAGTACACCTACAGCATCTACATCGACGAGTGCACCCACTGAGGAGCCGCGCCCATGCCTGACCCTTCAGCCGCCCACCAGGCCCACCAAGCCGCCTCGGTGGCCACTGACCCCGCCACGCTTGGCGCCTGGGCGGCGCTGATCGCGGCCATCGGCCTAGCCTGGCGCCGCATTGCCGGCCGCGGGACCAAGCCCGCAGCCGCGCCCGGCCCCACCCTTGCCCAGCAGGTCGGCGACCAGGGGAACCAGATCGCGGGCCTGGGTCACCTGTATCAAAGGGTGTCTGAGGAGATCGCCGAGGTGCGGGACCAGCTGCGCGCCATGCCCACCAAAGAAGACCTGCGAGACCTAGTCGAGCGCCTGGAGGGAGGCCTCAAGCGCCTGGAGGACGCCGGCGAGCGGCGTGTAGCCAGGCTACACGCCCGCATCGACGACCACGTGGCCCAGCACGGCCGCCCCACGGCCTGAAAGGAGCACCATGGCCAACTTTGAGCACGCCGACCGCTTTCGCCGCCAGGTCGAGGGCATCTACAGCAACGAAAGCACCGACCGGGGCGGCGAGACCGTCTTCGGCCTCTGTTATCGGGACTTCAAGCACCTGATCGGCTTCTGGCAGGCCGTGGCTGCGCACAAGGCCATTGCCAACGGCGACAGCGGGATCTTGAAGGCCCGCTTGAAGGCCGACCAGGTTCTGCAGTCCCGCGCCGCCGAAGCCTTCAAGAAGGCCTTTTGGGATCCCTTCAACCTGGACGACATGCCCGACCAGGACCTGGCCGAGGAGGTCTACGAGCAGGCGACCAACATGGGCGGCCGAGTGGCGGCCACCAACCTGCAGGAGGCCCTGAACCTTTGCAACACCCGCCTGGGCCCCAATGGACCGGTCCAGCTCTGGCCCGACCTGGCCCTGGACGGCCAGATCGGGCCCGCCACACACCAAGCCTTGCAAGCATGTCACGCCGGCGGCCGCCTACGCGCTGTCATGGACGTGATCAACAGCCTGCAGGCCGAGGACTACATCAACATCGCTCGGCGCAGCCCCACGCAGCGCGTCTACATCCCCGGCTGGATCGGCCAGCGGGTCAAGGTCGGCAAAGCCTAAAACTCTCTCAGACCTCAAGGAGGCACTATGTTCCTGTTCAACGACATCGCGGAGCTGACCTTCCGCCTGATCCTCTGCCTGCTGCTGGCAGTCGTCAGCTGGCGCCTGTACAAGGGCTGGACCCCTCAGATGGGGAACTGGCGCTGGAAGGACACCGAGCGCCTGTTCATGTTCCTGCTGGCGCTGGTCATCCTGGCCTGGGACATCTCCATCAGCTTCATCATCCTGCTGCGGCCGCCCAACCTGGTCGGCATGGACCCGGCCACCCAGGCCCAGGTGCTGACCCTGATCGGCGGTGCCGTCCGATCGGCCGATCTGGCCGCCGGCATGGTCCTGGGCTACTGGTACGGCACGTCCAAGGGCAGCAGCGACAAAACCGAGCTGTTGACCCGCCCAAATCCCACCACAGGGGGCTGATATGGCCCTCCCTGTGCCCCTTTTGACCATCGTCGGCTGGCTGCTGAAGCTCCCCGGCCTGCTGCCCGGCGCATGGAAGTGGGTCAAGGCCCAGCCTTGGAGGGCCGTGGTGCTGGCGCTGGCGCTGTGCCTGCTGTGGACCGGGTGGCGACTGCGCGCCGCCCGGGCAGGCGAGGCCACAGCCCAGGGCCGCACTGTCCGCGCCGTAGCCTGGGCTGAGCGCCTGGACGCCGAGCTGGAGGCCCAGAACGCGGCCGTGGACAACTGGCGCCTGCAGGCCCAGGCCGCCCAGCACCGGGCCCGCAGCCTGCAAGCGGCTGCTGAGGCGGCCTACCAGGTGCAGCTGGATCGCGCCAGGGAGCTGCTGGAGCGGCCCAAAGACCCTATCGGGTGTCCTGAGGCCTGGGACCGCCTTTTCCAGGCCCTGGAGGGCCTCAACTACCAGGAGGCCCCATGAAGCCCCACAAGCCTATTCCTGCGCCCAGGGGGCCCGCCAGACGCTGGCTCCACGGCCCCTTTAAGCGCCATCCCCGGCCCTGGAGCCTGGTCGAGCGCCTGCTGGCCCTGGCTATCGGCCTTATGGCCCTGATGTGGCTGACCAGCTGCGCCCCCTGGGGCGTGCGCCAAGTCAAGGTGCCTGTTCCGGTACCCTGCCTGGAGCGGCCACCCACCCTGACGGCCGTGCCCCTGGCCAGCACCAGCAGGGCCGAGGCCGCGGCCCTGGGTCAGTCGGGCAATTGGGCCATCTTGGCCGACCGCGCCGCGGCCAGCCTGCGAATCCTGGCGGCCGACCGGGCACGCCTGAAGGCGGCCGTGGACGGCTGCGCCAGCCTGCCGGCGGCCGAGGTGCCAGGCCCGCCAGCTGCTCGGCCACCCGCCCCGTGATTCGGGAGCCCGGTGCTCCTGACCGCCTTGAGCAGTTAGGGCCTGGGACGGGCTCTTGAAAGACGAAGGGCCACCCTGCGAGGGGTGGCCCTTCTGATTTATGGATGTTACCGACCGAGAATTTAGGCTGGTGTCGCCGCCGGTGCCGGGTCGTTGAACTGGCCAGGAAAGTGGCCGTTTACGCAAAGCTTGTTGATGCCCAGCTTCCTGACCATGTGCCGCACGTGGCCCATCTTGATATCCGGGTCCCTCTTCCCTGTGTCGCCTCGCTGGAGTTCACAGGACCCGCCATTGAAAAACACTTTCCGACAATGGTTTCCAAGCACTATGCGATAGCCTGGCGCGCAGCTGTCCAACATTTTGACGATGAGGCTGAGGGGCTGCTCCTTGACCATGAGGGGCTAGGCCGCCAGAAGCAGGCCTTCGGCTTCCGCCTTGGGCTGGGGCAACGTGGGTTTGGTCAGATCCTCGCATTCCACCAGGCGGGGCTCGCCAGCTTCCAGCACCTTGGGACTGTTGTGGAAGACCCCGTCAGCGCTCTGTCCAGCCCGCCGGGCGGCGCGGGCCGCTTCCCATGCCGCAGCGTCTTCGGTACAGGTGTCCTTCATGTAGGCATCCACTTTGGCGCAGAAATCGGTAAAATTGGCGCTTTCCTCAGCCATATCCAGCAAAATGCCCTTGAAGAACTGGCGGAAAGCCCCGTAGGCGGCTTCGGGTGTGGCCCCATGTTCGGCCATGCCGCCGGGATTAACTCCGTACATCCAGAATTCACCGTCGTCGCTGGACTCTTGGCGTAGCAACACACGACCCTCGACGCAAATCCCCGCCTTGAAGCGCTTGTCCTCGATGGTGTCGCGGAATTTGAAGATGAGAGCGAAATCGGCCACGGCGTTCTCCCGAGTGCTGCCTCTAAGTCAGGGGTTGGTCGTCACCCTCGGCAGTGAAGAGACGAATATCTCTTACAAGCATACGCCGTGTCCAATGAAATGTTTGGAAAAACTTTAGCTTACAATGGCTTTTCGACTTTAGTGTCAAAGGGTTGTGCGGATTTCCGCATAGAAAATGGTCAGATTTGGCCCTAACTGTCAAAAATGTGACACTTTTAGTCTATTTCCGAACCGCCCAAAAAACAGGGGCCCGCACCGAAGCGCGGGCCCCTGGGTCGAGCCGGGTTTACATCCAGGACCAGTCTACCACGCGGGCCCCGAGGCCGTCCAGGCCGATGGGGCGGTCTTGCGGGGCCCCGCCAGGGGCCCGTGCCCTTGGGGTGGCCTTTGCCCGCCCCCTTGTTGCGGCGGGGTGTAGAGCCTTGATGGATGGTGCATCATATCAGATGGGGCCAGCCCAGGGCAAGAAATTGGAGCCAGGGGGAATCGAACCCCACAGTTTTGGATATAAACCCGACTGCCCGACCTGGGCTGGCCCCATGAAAGCTTCCCTGCACCGTCCGTCAAGGCCGGAGCCAGCGTCCCCATGCTGGCGGAGCCCGAAGGGTCGAAAGCCCGCCGCAAGCCTGCCCCAGGTCCATTGGGGCAGGCTAAGAGTGCCCTTGAACTGCGAGCGAAGCGAGCCTTGCTGGAGCCGCGCGCGTCGCGCGCTGGAGTCGAGCGGAGCGAGAGCCTGGTCCTTATCGACGGCCCCAGCGGCCCATGCTGCCGTAGACCGGGGGCTTTACCTTGGCCTTGCTCTTGGTCAGGCGCCAGAGACCCGAGGGCAGGTAGACGCCAGTCTCTGCTTCGGGCTGGATCCGGCGCTCGATGACCTGGACCAACTCGGCCAAGCTGCGCGCCAGCACGGCCGTGTTGCCGCTGGCCGCGACCACTGTCAGGTAGTCCTTCTGCTCTGGGCTGGTGGTGCCCGTCCAGGTCTTGGCCTCGATGACGCCCAGGGTGCCCGCCGGCAGCACGCCGGGCTTGGCCAGGACCTGGATGTCAGCCAGACCCAGCATCGCGTACTTGCCGAAGGCCCGGTGCACGTTCTCCTTTTTGTCGAACACCGCGTTGTTGTTCAGTCGGCCGACTTTGAGCACGCCGGGCACGCGGGCCAGGTACTCGATGCAGCCGTTCTGGACGGCATTTTCTTCAGCGCCCATGGTCAGGCCTCCGTAGACAAGATCATGTCGCAGAGGGCTTCCAATTCCCAAGACTGGAAGGAGTCGCGCCCAAAAGGCCGGTCAAAGCCTATGGCCTTTATCTGCCTGACCCGATCCATGGTCAGTCGAGTTGGGCGCCAAGACTGACAGCTGCAGAGGGCACAGCGTCTGTCGCCATCCCTATAGTGGTCGTGGTCGGCGTGCCCGCACTTGCAAAGAATTTGGCTCATGGCGTGATCCTCTTAAAGCTGACGGCCCAGACCCACGGGTTGCTCTGCCAGTCCATGCCGGGCCGCTGGCCGTTGATGCTGTCCCAGAGGGCCATGAAGGCCAAGCGCGGGCTCTCGTAAAGTCGGCCGCCTTCTTTTGTGGCCCAAAGGTCAAAGCCTTCGGCCTGAATGATGCCCTCCGCCTTGGCGTCTTCCTCGCTGATGTCCTGAAGCCGCTCCACCCGGACCTCGGTCACCTCCAAGGTGATGCGGCTGGCCCAGCGGGGCATGTGGATGCTGGGCTTGCCTACGTAGTCCTCGACCTGTCGGCGATCCTCGGTGCTGGCGGCATAGTGGATCGGCTGGGGGCCATGGCCGCCCATCCAAATTTCTGGCTGAACCAGAAACGTCTCTCGCACCCAGAGCCCTTCGCCGGGCTGGCCATAGGGGCATGCCTTCAAAAGTTCGCTAAGCCTGAAATCATTCCAAAGGCCGTTCCGGTCTCGCATGATGAAGTCGTAGCCCGGAGTGTCGGTCGGTTGAAATTCCGTCACCTCGGTCAGCCGGCGCCCAAGGCCCGCCAGGCCCTTCACCACCCGCCGAGTCTGCGTCTTGGGGTCATGTGTCCTCAATGTGGCGCGCACCATCGGTGCTGACATCAGGATCGGTCGCTCTTTCACGCCGCCACCTCCACCGCTGCCTCGTCCGCCCTGTAATTGGCCCGCACCAGGGCCTCGGCCACCTCGGGCGGGACGCTGTTGCCGATGGCCTTGATCTGCTTCTCCTGGCTGCCCAGCAGGACGTAGCCCTCGGCATGGCGGCCGAACTGGGCCCGCAGCAGCTCGGTGGGCGTGAGCATGCGCAGGCGGATGTCCTGGATCTGGTAGGTGGTGCCGTGGACCTCGACCAGGCCCAGGCGCTGCTTGGCCGTCAGGGTCGGCGCCGGCTTGCGCATGGACTGGGGCACGCCGGTCCTGAAGTACTTGACCAGGAAGGCCCGGACCTCGCCCACGTGGGTGCCGCCGGCGGTGATGCCGGGCATGGGCTGCCTGGCGTCCCGGCCAGCTTTGGAGGTGCCGCGCAGGGTGGTCAGGTGGGCAGCGACCAGGGCGTCGTGGGGCTTGGCCGTCTGGGTAGGCAGGGGCTCCCTTGGGTCCCTGGCCGTGCTCTCGCCGCGGGCGTGGACTAGGTGGGCCGTGGTCAGGCTGTGGTGGTCCTGGGCCGTCACCGTGCCCAGCGGGTCTGGAAGGGCGCTGCCTACGACGCCCGTGTAGTGCTTGTTCAAAAAGGCCAAGGCTACGGCTCGGTGGTTCTGGCCTAAAACAGTTCCCAGGGGGTCCTTCTTGGACCGGGGCTTGCCCGACTGGGCCGGGCCGCCGGCGCCTAGCAAGAAGGCCTCGACCAGGGCGTGCTGGTTGTTCCGGCTAGGGATAGTCGGCGCGGGCTTCCGCAGGTCGTGGGCCCGCACGTTGCCCTCGCTGTTGGGGTTGTAGTAGGGGCTCAGGAAGGGCGTCACCACGGCCCCGAAGTCCCGGCTGGCGGTGATGGTCTTCATGGGCTGGTCGACGCCCTGGCCCCGGAACCCGTCGCCCTGGTGGCCTGGGGTGACGATGAAGGGATCCCCGCCCAGAACGTAGCGCACCACGCCGGCGTGGATCCGGCGTAGCGTGGCCTCGGCCAGGGGCTTCTTGCGGTCGAAGATGGACCGCGCCGGCAGGTCCCAGTCGATGCACTCGGCCGCGGACCGCCAGGGCTTGAGGCCCAGCATCTGGTACAGGTCCAGGGGGGCGTGGGTCTTGTGGGGCCAGACGATGGGTCGCCCGTCCCGCCGGGCGATCAGGAAGAGGCGCTTGCGGATGGTGGGGGCCCCGTAGTCGGCGGCCACCAGGTGCTTCCATTCGACCTGGTAGCCCAGGCGCCGCAGCTTGGCCACGTAGCGCTTGAAGCTCTGTCCCGCCTTGGACTTGTCGGGCAGCCCGTCCGCCCGCAGCGGCCCCCAGCCCTCAAACTCGGTGACGTTCTCAAGGATGATGACCCGTGGCCGGCGGGTCTGGACCCAGACGATGCCGACGTTGGCCAAGGCCCGCCGGTTGCGCTTCACCGGCTTGCCGCCCTTGGCCCGGCTGTGATGGGTGCAGTCCGGGCTCAGCCAGAGCAGGCCCACCGGGCGTCCAGGCAGGACCTTGCGGGGGTCCACCTCGCGCACATCGGTCAGGAAGTGGTAGGTGTTGGGGTGGTTGGCCTTGTGGATGGCGATGGCGTGCGGGTCGTGGTTGATGGCGATGTCCACGGCCGCGCCCAGGGCGGCCTCAATGCCCTTGGACGTGCCCCCTCCGCCGGCGAACATGTCCACGACGAATTCGCCGCGGCCGGCCGCGCGCTGGAGAAGGCCCTTGAACCAGCGGGCCGGGCCCTTGATCAGCTCAGTCACGCGGCACCCCCAGGAAACTCGTCCCAAGTGCGGCCATCCAGCAGGCGGCCCGCCTTCTTCTTCCCTACCCTGAAGAGGTCGGTGTCGGTCATCCCGCCTGGAGCCCCAGCGTCAATCGCTGTGGCGGTGTCGTCTGGCGCCTGGCCCAACTGGACAAACTCGCCCCACTGCTTGAAGAAAAAGGCCACCTTGGGCTCGGCGGGCGCCACCTGGTCCCTGATCAGCCGCACCCAGTCTGGGTCCATAGGCCGTGCCTTTGGCCCGCTCTCGCCGCCGACAATGACCCAGTGCAGGCCATGGTCGGGGCGCAGAAGTTCAGGGAGCTGGAGAAGGTCCACCGGCCCCAACAGCGGCTCACAGCTCAGGAACCGCACGGCCGCCGGGGTGTTCAGCAGCAGCGGGATGCGCTCGTTGGCCGTGACCTGGTTCTCGACTGACACGCCCAGCCACACGTTGGGAAGCTTAACGCCGTAGCCCGATCGCAGGGTCAGACCCTCCCCAGCCCATCGGCTCAAGAGAGTGTTCATCCGGGCTGCCCGTTTGGTCAGGACCTGGAAGGTGTGGTGGGTGGCCTGGGCCATGGTGGTGAAGACGGCTTGGATAAAGTCATCCGGGACCGCCTCGTGGAACAGGTCGGACATGCTGTTGACGAAGATGCGCTGCGACTTCCGCCACTTCAGGGGCAGGCTGAGCCGTTCAGGCCTCAGCTGCACGTCAAAGCCCTTCTCAAAGTGATGCCCAGGCACACCACGCCACCGCTCGGCGAAGGCCTCGGCGTAGCAGTTCACGCACCCAGGGCTGACCTTGGTGCACCCTGTGACGGGGTTCCAGGTGGCGTCGGTCCATTCAATGCCGCTGCCTAGGCTCATGCACCCTCCCTGCCACAGTGCACGCAGATCAGTTCGGTTTTTGAAGCAGAACTGGTTTCGTACCACGCTACTTTTGGGTGCCAACAATGGAACCCAAGCCAGCAAAGCATGCTCTGAA